CTGCATTTAGTGATGTCAGTTTTAATAGAGGTTACTTTGATTCAAGACCTGAAGATAGTGCTGACCCATTCATGCAATATGCTTATTTCAGAAATAGATAAAAAAAAAGGCAACCCATAAGAGTTGCCCAAAAATGAAAAATCAAAGATAGCTATTTTAAGCTAATATTTTTTTAATGTTATACTTTTCTCCATACATAAATAGAAACTCTCTTAAATCACTTTTAAATGCCTTAGATTCTCCTTTATTATATACACCAACTACAGTACAATCTTTAAGGTATATAGTATCTTCAGATTTTGTGTCATGTTCACAATAAACAACTGTTCCTATTTTACCACAATCTTCCCAAGCATCAATAATTCTTTCAAGCATCATTCTTTGACCTAATGGGACTTGAACTCCTACTTTTTTTAATTCAAATAATAATAGATGTTTAGAATCAAACTCTAAAACTGCATCAATATCTGATGGATGTATTTTACCATTTTGTACACCAGTAAAATCAATTATTTGTTTTGCTCTTTTTGGATATTTTATTAATCCCATTTTCTAACTTTTTTAAACTTTCATCTTCTACTTTAATAAATTCCTTTAAAATTTTTAGCTGTTCTTTATATATTTCTATTATTTCTCTTCTGTGTTTTAAATTGTGCATATTTTTAGAACAACTATCTAGAAAATGTTTCTTTATGTATTCAGAGATTTCCATAGTTTTAGTTTAGTTTTTAGTTTCTTTTGCTCATCATTTAAACTTTTCTTTTCTCTTGTAATATAATCTATTCTCCTTTCAATAAAATAATCTAAATTATCAGTAATTTCATTTAAAGGTAATTCTACTGTAGTAGCTTCTGAATCATATAAAGTATTATATCCATCAAAATGTACTACATTATCAGTAACCCAAAGGCTTTCTATATGCTGTAAATCTATACACTTTTCCATTATACTAAAATTAAAGCCAACCAAGTAAAGCCAAATAGCATTACTAGAAATAAAAATTCAATTATTATCTTTTTCATTTTTTCTTACATTTACAATTTAAACATACTCCATTCTTTCTTGGTACTACTCTGTAACAGTTTTTCCTGACACAGAGCCATACTCCAAGAAGTTTCTTTACAAGATACCTACTAACAAGGTGCATCATGTAAAGGTTCATGTTCTACATAAGCAACTACTTTTAAAGTAACTGCATTACAATCTGATTCAACACCTAATGTTTGTAGATGTGATTCCCAAATATCAGGATTATCTTCTTTCTGTATCTCAAACCATAATGGCTTAAAATATTTCTTTGCTCTAACTTCATATATTTCTTCAGCAAGAGTTTTCATTGATACAACATCTTCTGTTATTGTTGTATCTCTTTTTCTTTTTTCTAATTGCTTATGTGCATCAGAAAAAGGTATTATATCACTTATCTTTTTCATAGTATTTAATTAAGTTATTTATTTTAGATTCTACTGCATCCCACATATCTGATTCAAACTCACTTGTTGACCATTCCATATATTGTCTGCAAGTATCTTTCATTACTTGTAAATCTTTTTTTTGATTTATAAAATTACTGTATTGTTTCATACAACTAATTTAAAAAAAATTTTAATAAATACAAAATATTTTTAAAATATTTTTTAATAAGGTTTGATAATATTATTATCTGTAAGCATCTCTAGAATCTCCAACCAATCATTTTTTTCCATTATTACATATTCTCTACCACCTTGTCTTTTGTGATAGATTAATTTATATAATGGTTTATTAGGTTTCATTTGGTCTAGTATCTTATGATAGCTAGGATTGTTGGTTGTTGCCTTACATTGAATTGCAAAAGGGTCTGTTCCTACTAAATCTATTTTAGCATTATCAATCATCTTAGATGCATACCTAGAAGTTTCACAAAACTTCCATCCAAAGTTTCTAAACTCTTTCCGTATTGCTCTTTCGTAATCGTGACCCTTTCTTCGTGATTTCATTCCTGACATAGAATAAAGATAACACACCTACTAAGATAATTGCAACAATTTTAATTATTCTTTTTTTTACCATCTCTTTCATAGAACAAAGCCAAGCCTAAATAACAATAATTGATAATGTCAGCAAACCTTGATTCTATTGGTTCAGATTTTAAATCTGATATACCTAGTTCTTCAGCTGTGCTTTTAAAGTTTTGTAATACATCTTCATTTTCATTTGTGTATTCCGGTCTTTTATTAAGCATTATTGATTTAGACATTTTGTCTAGTTCTTTTATAACTTCATTAAATTCTTTTTGTGTCATATTACTTTTTTTAATATATCATATTTTAAAGGGTCAAGTTCTTTTATCTTGCTTAAATATATAAGCTGTTCTTGTTTTACTTGTTCCCTTTCTTCATCTGTACTGTCAATGCCTAATGTACATTCTAGATTAGCCATTGCTTGCATAAGGGCATCTATCTTTGCTCTTATTACTTTGTTTGTGTTGTAACTTCCAAACAATTTTCTTTTTTCATGTTGTGA